AAGATCAATTTCCATTGATACATATTCACTTAACATTGAAGTTAATTCAGCTTCAGCGTCAATTGAGTGATATGCATTTAAATCTTGAGCAAATTCAGGAGTCCAAACAGCCTTTAACTTTCTAGTCTTAGCTACGATTGGATCTGATTGCATTTCAAGATTTACTTCTGGAATATCAATATCTGTTCCATTGTTAATACCAGTATTGGCACCTGATCCTTTGAAAGGATTTGAATCTTCGAAATCGCCTCTAGTTGATTCACCTGGTTGTTTGCTAAATCTTACATCATATTTAACATTATCAGTTAATGTTGCAGAACCTGATACTACAAATTTTACATGTACATCACCTACTTTAGTAAATGCAGGATATACTGTAAGTGAGTCAAGTCCAGAACCAGTACTTACAGTAAATGATCTTACTGCAGTATAATCAGCGTCTGTACCTATATCAGCTTTAGCAACTCTTAATATTTGCAAATCACTTAATCTATTAGTAAAATCTGAATCATAATTTACAGATGCAGATGATATAGATTCTGTTCTACCAGTTATATTTTCTGAATGTTCGTTGATTGAATATCCAAATCTTCCAGCACCATATAAACCACCTGAAGCGTCTGCTTCGTCAGATGTTACACCAAACATAGAGTTGTTAGCATTTGGCGAACCAAATTTAAACTCATTTGATGTACCACTACCTGTAGCAAAGCCTGGTTGGTTAGTACCGTATTTAAAATCTAGATAAAATACAAGACCTGAAGGTAAGTTCATTGGTTGTACACTAACGAATTCTTTAGCAGCAAATTCTGCAAAAATTCTTCTTACTAATGGTAAAGCAACACCAGCCCACTCTTCAGATGAGTTAGCGTTAGCATTAGTAGAAGATTCTTTTACTAGTTGCCTAGCTTGATTCTCTAAAAGCTGAGACATTCCAGCTCTTTGTGTATCTCCATTTAAACCTTCAAGAAGTCCTGTTCTTTCCCATTTTGTTACTAAACCTTTAGCAGCATTTCTTTGGGAAGGATTATTGTCTTCTAATAAAGATGAAATTTCCATTTCTAATTTTCCTTTTTAATTAAAGCAATCCAGCTAATTTTTTCCATCTATTAGCTAATTCATTGCCCTCGTTTATAATTTGTTTAGTAGCTTTTTTGCTTGGAGCTGTTGTACCTGTAGCTTTAGATGCGAAAGATTCTTTCACAATAGCTCTTTTCTTAACAGGTAGTTGAAAGCTTTCAGCTAACGTACTAAACACTAATTTTACTTCTCTTGTATTACCAGCTCTATCAAAATTTTCGATTACTGTCATTTTTTGATTTTCTGATAATTCAAAATTTCTGAATAATTTATTTGTATAAAGAAGTTTTGCATTTAAAAGATTTACTTCGTTGATAGTTTCTCTTAAAGATCCAATAGTTTCATAAGCTTCATGTAGGTCTTCTTCTAATTCCTTAGTTTTATCTTCTACTTCTTCTTCTTCTTTTAACTCATCATCTTTAGCCATTTCAGCTTCGCCATCGTCTTCAGCTAAAATTTCTTCGATGATTTCGTCAATATTGAATTCTTCATTTGACATTTCTTTAGGCTCAGCCATTAAGTCGTTTCCTTTTGAATCAGTTGAGTCAGCTGCATCAGGATTCTGTGCATCTTCATCTATACCTTCTTCAATAGTTTCGTCTTCGTCTAAGTCTTCTTCTAGTTCACGAATGATTGCTTCTAATTCTAAGTCTTCGCTGGTCATGTCTTCTTCGTCTTTTACTGGTGCGTCTAGATTTGCATCCATACCTTCATCAGTAGACATATCCATGTCCATGTCCATGTCCATATTATCTATTTCAGCTTCACCTTCTCCTGCATCGTCAGCTTTGACATATTCTTCGCCATCGACAGTTACAGTAGGAGCAGCATCCATAGGTGCATCCATTTCCATATCATCAGCTGGAGCTTCCATGTCCATTTCCATGTCCATTTCTTCTTCGTCTAAATCTTCAGATAATTTTGCACTTAACATACTTTGAATTCTAGGAGCAAACGCTTCTTCTAATGCAATTTTTGCGTTGGCTAATGCAGTTTCTTTAACAGCTTTAGCATCCGCAATTGCTTCTTTTAGCAAATCAGATTTTGCCATAATTGTTCTCCTTAAATTTGTTTTGGAAATAAGATTATTGAGAATCTTAATAAGATTTATTTTTTTATATGACGTTATATAGATCGATAACGTATTTACAATAAATATAGGCGAAGTAAAAAAACAGTAAAAAAGCCCTAACATTTCTGCTAGGACTTATTTGTTACCTTTGCCAAAAGATTTTTGGGCTTAAATATTTTATTAATCTTGTTCGTCTAATGATCTCATTTTTTGTCTATAACGTGCTGAAATCATTTTTTGTCTATTTAAAAAACTAGGTTTAATAAATTCTTGTTTCTCTTTTAAAGATGTTAAATTATTAGAATATTTTACTTTTCTTTTCCATGTACGTAACGCAAAATTAATATCTTTATTAACTACTTTTGTTCCTATACTATGGCCTGGGATAATACTTTGATGTATCTTTTGTTTTTTACTCATTGTTTATATTATTTGGTGTAACTTGTTTTTGTATTGGTTTTGTTGTAAATGAAAATTTTTCTACTTCTGGTAATTGACTTATAAATCCTTGTACTCGTTGTGATTCTTTTGCAGGGTCTTCTCCTAATCTTATATAAAAGAAACCTTTACCATTTGCGTCATCAAATTTTGTCTTTATAACATGCATTCCTTTTTTATTTAAAAATGCTTGAATGTCAGCTTTAACATTTCCTGCTGTTGCCGGGTCTATTAATTTATATAAAACTCCGCCTTTGTAATCAGATATTTTATTTAAAAGATCTGCTTCTTTAATTTTAACAGGGGTATCTGGATTTTCTTGAGCAAAATCTTTTGCTTTTTGTTCGTCATCGAATTCAATTGCTTCTTTTAAATTTTTCAATCCGAAAAAATCTTTATACATGTTATCAAATTTTGACATCGCTTACCTTTATTATAATTAATTTATATCTAATATCCAAATTATTTTATTTCAAAATATCTACCTAATCCTTGGCCTATATCTTCATATGCTGCAGTTAATCTTTCTTGTAGAACATTCATTTCTTTTGCAGTCTTTTCAAATACTTTATATGAATTAGCAATTTCTTTCATGTTACGATTAACTGTTATTCCATCAAACCAATCGCCTTCTGCTAAGGTAACACGATTAGCCATTTCAACTAAATTACTAATTTTTTCACATAACTCTTGTAAGTTAGTTTTAGAATATACTCCTTCTCCTAATGCAGAAAATGATTTAACTGATTCTAGAAAAGCTATTTTTTCTTCTTTTGTTATTTGTTCTGGTTCACGTTCTAGTGCTTCCATTAATGCTCTAATATTCATATTATATCCTACATTTTCCATCATCGCATAATATCGATGTTATAATTTCATTTACTTTATTATATTTATTTGGTTTAATTTTATTAACTGACTCATTCATACTTGTTGGTCTTAAAAAAGCTCCATGGGTTGACGGATTAGAAACAAAATCAAAACATATCAATTCAAAATCTTCTTGTACCTCTACTGCAGATTCTTTATATAATTCTTTTACAGATCCTAAACCTCTACTAGATATACCTAATGTAATACCTGCTTCAAACAATGATTTTAATATTTTTCCGGCTGGTGTTTCTAATATCTGTACTGCTCCGCATAAATCATCACCTTTCCACCACATTTTTAAAACATTATGAGAAACATTATTTAAATTAACAACTGACGAATCTGGATGATCTAATTCTCCTAATGCTCTATTCTGATCAATATAATCTTTTTGATATTTTTTGGCTTCACGGTCTAGTATATTTTTTGGATATACTCTTCCATTTTGATTTTTTGCTCCCGCTCTTTGTAATACTCCTTGTACAACTAATCCTCCTGGAACACCATATTGTTTTGCCATCTGCTCATTAACTGTGCCAATTGGTTTAAATGGTATATATTCTACTAATAGATTCTTATCCATGTTATTCTCCTAAACTCCTAACTCGTTCTGATATTTTTAATAATCTTTCAGAAATTTTATTTAATGCGTTATGAGTAGATTTACCATATGAACTTCCAGCTATGCCAGATTCATTTTTTAATCTAGATGTATATTTAACTAATTGTTCTATCTCTTGTAATTTTTTTGCTACTTCTTTAATAGTTCCATTAACAGTTTGTGAAGGAGTTGATTTAGGATTACCTGTAGCGAATCTAGAATATGATTCAATTAACTTTTCGTATTTATTATCCATAGCTTCTGATACAGATGCCCATTTATATTTTTTCTTTTTTTGACCAGGCTTAGCAAATGCATTTGGTGTCATATATGCACCTGCTGCACCAGATGTAGATATTTCATCTATATCTTCATGTTTTGAATTACAATGTCCTTCGTGTACTTCTCCACATTCTTCACATACTGCTCCTTCGTTTGCAGCATCTTTCATATCTTCTTCAGTATCGCCATCATTATCTAAGTCTAAAAAATCAGGCTTAGCATCTTCTTTTTTCATTGCTTTTTTAATAGCTTTGTCTTTAACACCCATATATTCATCTCTAGGAGATTCTTGTTCGCCATCGCCATCCCAGTCTTTTTCGTTAATTTCACGAAATTTAGATTCAATTTCTTTTAAAAATGATTTCATTTATTTGCCCTTTTTAATTCGTCTAATAAATCATAATATCTTAATAATGATAAAACATGAGACTCTTTAACTATTTTAATAGTCTCAATATTGCATAACATTTTTGAAAGATTATCAACTTTTATTTTAGTAACTGGATCAGATGTTTTTGATACTTGTTCTTTTAATTCTTTTTTAATTGATGGAATAACTTTTCCAAAATATTGTTTTAATTGTTCTGTATCATTAACGTGTGTAATATATTTATTTAAAATATTTTTTTGACTTTCATTTAATCCAGAATATTTTTTGTTAAACTTATCTATCATTAATTTATAAGCTAATAATCTTGTGTCTTGATTCTGAGACTTATAAGCTTCAATTACTCTATCTACTGTAGGCTTAGATGTTTCTTGTATTAACATATGTGCTACAATTTCATTTTTACATTCAAATAATTGTTTGGGATTATCTACTTCATGATATTCAAAAATTTTATATACAGATGCAAGTGTTTTATAATTGTTAATTCTTATTTTTGATATTTTATTAAAATCAAAATTTTCTGATATTTCTTTAACCAAATTATATCGTTGTCTTTTTAAGATAGATTTATTTAAATGGCTATGTGCAGTTTTACAAGTTCGAACAAATTCTAATGCTTTTGCTTCACTATTTAATTGTTCTTTTATCAATGAATTATATAGTTGTAATTCTTTTGATAATTCTGTATTTTTTCCAAAATACTTTTTTATAATATTAATTGTAACAGACTTATCTGAAGTTAATGATTCAGATGTTAATTTTCTTACTAGTATTTCAAAAAGTATGGCTGTATTTTTATATTTAGAATGTTTTAAATTTTTCATCGTTTCAATACATAGTCCTTTTCATATAAATATATCTAAATTTATAAAATATTATCTTCATCCAACATTGAAGATGAATTGTTGGTACTAGTACCATCTTCTTTTAAAAGTTTAGATTTCTTTTTTGACATTTTGTTAATTATATTAGCACTTTCCATTGCTGTTGCAATAGACTTTTTGTGTCTCATTCTATTATCTGGTTGAAATGTCGTATTAGGAGCATTCATAACTTGTTTCATTGTTTTTGCACCAGTTGGATCCCATCCAAATTCGTTTGCATGCTGACCATATTTAATTCCTTCTGGTGGTCGGCCTCCTTTATCTTTTTCTTCGACATCATCACTACTCATATGTATTGAAGCTAAATCGTGCGGAGTTCCATATGATGTTCCTGTTAACGTAGGATCATTTCCTTCTTGTTCAATTTGATTTTGTCTGAAACGTAATTTTAAATCTTCAACAACATTAGCTCTTTCTTCTAACCATTGATCTTCAGACATATTAAAGATATATTCGTATATATATTTGTCTGATACTAATTTTGAATCTTTCATGGCTGTTGCTAATTGAATCTTTTCATTCATTAATGCAACTTTTTGTTGATCATAAATAATTGATGGAGCTGTTAATTCTAATTCAAATCCTACTAAATCTTCTCCTTCAAATCCTTGAGAATATAAATGTATAATTCCAATTTTTGCTAATTCAGATACAACAATTTTTTGTATTCGTTCAATAGTTCTAGCAAATCTAATATCCATTGATGCTAATGTAGTTTTTCCTTCAACTCCTTCGTCATATCCTAAAAATGGTTTAGGTATTTTTAAAGCGGCCATCATTTTATTTTTTACATATTCAATATCATCTATACCAGTAAATGTCATTCCAGGTAATGTATCTATTTGCGTTTGGCTATTACCTCCACGAACAGGTAGGTAATAATCTTCTAGCATATTATTTAAATTAAATTTTAAGTTATAATTTCCGGTGGCTTTATCTACATATGGAACTTTTTTCATTTTATTAATAATTTGTTCCATAAATGTATCAACCTCATTTGGAGGAATATTACCAATATCAACTTTAAATACTCTTTTTTCTGGAGCTCTCATTATACGATGAATTAACATTGCATCTTCTAGCATCATTAGTTTTTGAAATTCTTGTCTTGCTCCTTCTAACATTGATCTACCATATGGTAAGAAATTAGAGTCAGATATCATTCTAAAATGAGCTATTTCAAAAACATCATATTCATCTAGTTCAGAATATGAATGACGAAATTTAATTTCATATTCGCCTTTTTGCTCATCAAATTCTTCTAATCTTTCTATTTCATAAGCAGAAAATGGCCTAGCATTCATTATACCTAATCCGTCTGATATATCTAACTTTAAATAAAAGTCTCCATATTTACATAAATTTCTGATCCATGGCCACATATTAAAATCAATATTTAATATATCATAATATAAGTTATGTAATATTTTTTGTATATTAGTATTATTCGATTTAATTGTTAATATTTCACCAAATTGATCTGCTAGTGTGGATTCATCTGAATATATATCTAATGCTGATGATATAATTGGATCTTTATCCATCATCTCGTAGTCTGTGTATAACATCATACGATTTTGTTGAGCGTAATAATTTGAATCATAACCACCATATGATCCTTGGCCGGTTGTTTTTCTAGATCCGTGTAATCTACTATATCTATCTGCTAATCTTGTTTGAGATAAATTACCAGTAGATTGTAGCTTATTTGTATCAACTATTTTAAGTCGATCTTTTCCAAATTTTCTAACTACAACATTAGTAGAAAATAAATTTTGTAAACGTTTTCTTAAAGACGCCATAATTTTTTCTTTTTATTTATTATAAATATAGGTAACTACAGAAGCCAGGTTAAATTTTCGTCTTCGTTTGTTCCATTATTCCAATTCCATGCGTCTGACGGACGATCTGTATTACCTGTATATATAGTTGTATCTGTTTTTTGTACTTTTGATAATGCTCGTTTATTTAAGTCTATTCCATGTTGTCTCAATTTTAAACTTGTATCTCTTAACCAAAGTCCAATTGCATATGCCATTACTAAATCATCGTTATAACCAATTTGTGCTTGTGCTTTACCATTTAACCATACGAATACAAACATTTCTTGTATTAGTCTTTTTGATTTAATTATAGGAGTTCCTTCACGCATATACATTTCTAATGCCGAAATCATTAATGGTCTTGTTCTAGAAGTTGTGGAAACTCCCGGTACCATTTTTGTTTTGTCTTTTATATCATATCCTTTTAAAAGTTGTACTTCTAAATCTACATAACCATCATCTTTATATGTATAAAATATATTTTCATAATTTCTATCTAATGCTGGTTGTATAGCGGCCCATCCAATATTTGCGTTTTCAATTGCTAATAATGCATTGTTCCATTCTGTTGCAACTGTAACTAACATGTTACCAAAATCTTTAGGAGGTAATTTACCTTTATATTCTGCTACTTGTGTTATTGTTTCGACATCTAAAACATGAAATGTAGACCAATCTGCGCCGTCACCACGTGCAACGTCAGCTACAATTATATAATTTTTTGAATAGTCTGGATATTCCCATATCCAATATCCATTATCAAATCCACGCTTTTCGACAGGCTCTTGACATTTTAATTCATAATCTTGTAAAATTAATCCATCAATTACAGTATGACCAGAAGATATAAAATCACAATCACATTCTTGAGCTGCTCCTCTTTCTCCCAATAATCTTGTTTGTTCTTGTCTCCAATTTTGATCACGTTCTGGATGCAAATTCCATTTTAACTTTATTGTTTCAAATCCATTAATACCATTTTCAGCATCTACCCATGTTTGATGAAACCAATTTCCAATTCCATTTGGAGTACTTAAAACAATTGCGCCACCACCAGTAGATAGAGTTGCTTGTGATGCTACCCATATTTCTTCGATATTTCTAATAAATGCAGCTTCATCAACTATTAATAATGATAATGCTTCAGAACGTGCGCCTGTAGATGAACTTGATATTGCTTTAATTTCAGATCCGTTTGCAAATTTTAATGATAATTTATTATTAGTAACAATTTGTGTTTTTAACCAACTTGGTAAATTTTCATTCATTATTTGAACTTTACTTACTAAGTTTTTTGCTACGTCTTGTGTGGTTGCTATAACTAAAACATTAAAGTCTTCATTAAATAACATTGACCATAATGCATAACCTGCAGATAATGTTGATATTCCTAACTGTCTAGATTTAAGAATTACATTATAACGATTTTCTTGTAATGTTGTTAATGACTCTTCTTGAAATGGAAATAAATTAAACTTAATTTTTCCTTTAATAGGATGTTGAATATAGCAAAATTGACGCATAAAGTATACTGGGTCATTAGCACACTTAAGATATTGTTCTTTTACAATTTGCTTTATATTTTGTTTGTTACTCATTGAACGGATTGAACGATCATTTTTCCAGTTAATAGTGTAGTTAGTATTCCACCACCAAACCATATAACTTTATTATCATACCATTTTGGTTTCAAATATTTTTCACGTTCAATATATAAATTTATATTTTCATTTAATAATTCAATTTTTCTATCTGTATATAATAACTGTATAGAATCTAATTTTATTATTGTTTCTAATTCAGATAATAATGTTTCTTGTTGTGAAATTATTTCATTATTTAATGAATCTGTATAATATAAAGAATCCAATGTTTCTGATATATCAATTATTTCATCACTAGTAAAACATGTATCTGCCATTTGGCTAAATAATATTAATGGCCATAAATATATTATAATAAAAAATTTCTTCATTTCCTAGTCTTTTTTCTAATATTAGCAGCTGCTGATTTAACTTGTGTTTTTTTAGAAGTCGTTTTTTTCTTTTTTGGAACAGATTTCTTTTTTAATTCTTTTGTATCTTTTATTTTAGCTTTAGTAGTTGCAACTTTCTTTTTTACTTCAACTTTTTGTTTTTTTACTTCTTCGATTTTTCCATCTAATTTACTAATTTTTTTATCATTATCATCAATTTTTTTCTTGGCAGCTTCTGCTTTCTTATTATTACTACTTTTAGATAGCAAAAATATTATTCCAAATACTCCAGCAGCTGCTCCTATAATCATTTTCCAATATTTTTTAATCATCGTTATTTCCTTTATCCATATTTTCTAAAAATTTAAGTTTGAATTCATCAAATTCTTTTTGTACCTTTTCTTCAAATTCTTCTGGTGTCATTTGTGCCGCCCATGTTTCCATTAATCCGTCAGAGTTTGTTACATATTGTTGTGTCTCCGTATACGCTTTTTTTAATGCTTTTACATCTTCTTCAGCTTTTTTTAACCAAGCAAGTTTATTATTACGAATTTTTTCTTGTTCGTACTCTTCATACTTTCCTTGTTTACGAAGTTCGTGTTCCATTTCAATAACACAATCATAACACATACCATGTATTCTTCTCATCTTTTTATCTAAATGATTATAAGATGTTTTGCAACATTCTTTTCTACAATTTGGATATGAATTTAAGTATTGTCTTACTTCTTGTGCTACTGCATTTTTAGGACGTTTTACACGAAATCCTTCTTTTTGTTCAATAGTGTATATTGTATTACCTATTTTTTCTTCCCAAATATCTCCTACCGCACGTTTTTGATTTTTTTCTGCTTTTTGTTTAGCATCAGTAAATCCATGAGTTTTTTTAGTTTGAAATTTATGGGTACCGGCTATCATTTGCTTGACAGCTTTTATATTTTGTAACTTTTTTGACATAATAAGATTCTAATTTATATTAGCAACTGCTCTATCGATAGCTCGTTTAATTAATGATAACTTTCCAATCTTTCTTTTCTTGTCATCATCAGCTGTTACTTTATTAATAACTTGCATTATTATTTTCATTCGTTGTACTATATTTGGTTTTTCTTCTAATGCTGTTATAAACTTTGATATTCTTTGATCTCCGCCTTCTGCATCAGGTTTTTCTTCAGAGTCATCTGTTGCTGCTGCAGCAGGGGCTTCTTCAGGAGTTTCTGGTTCAGCGGGTGCTTCTGGAGCTGCAGGTGCTTCTGGAGCTGCAGGTGCTTCTGGAGCTTCTGGAGCTTCTGGTGTTGAATCTGCTGGCTCTGCTGGAGCTTCGGGAGCTGCTG